TATACCCCCTAATGGTGCTACAAACGAAACAATCGATGCAAATGCATTAACTATTGGAGTTAAAGCAGTTAACATCTTAGCTAAAGGTTCTGCAAATTTAGAAAATGCTTTTTTTAATGATTCAGATGCTTCCATTTGTTGTAACTGTTCTACAGTCACTCCTCTCATTTTAGCTCTTTGTTCATCACTTAGATTACCTTGCTGTTCTTGAGCAATTAACATTTTAGCTAATTCATCTCTAGACATTCCTAGTGATTCTGCTAATGCATTCTGCTGTATTCTATTCATATTAGCAAATTCAGCTGCAGAAGCACCTTGTGAAGCAAGTTCTTTTGCTAATCCTGCTAAATCATTATCTAATGCTAACTGTCTTGCTTTAGATAAGTTCATTGCATTACCAGTTAATAACTGAGCTTCTAATTCTTTTTCTATAGAAGATTCAAAGTTTAGCATAGATTCAGCAATTCTATCTACTTGAGCTAGATTCATTCCTAATGATCTTGCTGCTGATGCTGCTTCTCCTATTGCTGCTGTTGAACCGCCGAACGATAATGCTATACCTTCAGAAGTATTTAAAACATCTTTTAATACAACTCCATGAGCAACTGCGGTATCATTTTGAGCATTAAATGCGTTAGTTGCAGCTACAATAGATTCTTTTGACTCTTCTATAGTCATTCCGGAAACCTTTGATAAGGTTCCTAATTGAGCTGCTTCTTTATTTGATAAACCAAGTAAGTTTTTAGCTTCAGCTATTCTTGCTAAAGTATCTTCGTCAAATACTGCTTGAGCATTTAGTCCAGTTTCTTTAGTAAACTCAACCATTACGCCCATGATATCTGCTGCAGTAGCAAATCGAGTACTTATAGCATTAGCATAAGATACATTCTGACCTGTCATATTGACAAAGTTAGTATTTAACTTATCTAATTCGAAGAACTTATCTACGATAGCTGTGGTGATAGTAAGAGGGTCAAATAAAGCTTTGCCTATTATTTTACCGGCGCCTGCTAAACCTTGGAAGAAAGCATTTACTTTAATGCCCATTATATTAGCATCGTCTCCTGCATCTTTAATTTGCTTTCTTACATTATCTTTTATTTCTTCTGCTAAATCAGAAAATTCTGAGGATAAACCGCTCATTCCAAGTTTACCTAAAGTCTTTTCCATTACCTGGAAAGTACCTAATGTAAGTCCTGCTGCTTTTTCAACGTTCTCTTCTAACTCTAAACGCTTTTCAATCTCATCTTGAATCTTTTTACCAATTTCTTCTTCCTCTCGGTATGCTTTAAGGAACGCTAACTCCTCATCAGTCATCTTTTTCTTACCCTTCAACGCTGCTTGTGCAGTTTTTAATCCTTGATCTGATAAGTCTCTTACACCTTTTTCACTCATCAACGCTTTAGCGTTTAATGTTACCTCCTCATTAGCAAGTGCAACTTTACTTTGCATTGCTCTTAAATCTTTTACAGTAAGAGTATATATACCAGCCTGTTCAGCATTTAATTTAGATGCTTGACTAGTTATTCCACCGAAAGCTTTTCTTAATTCATTTGTAGGAGATTTAGCTTTAGACATTTCAGCTACAATCGCCTGTAACTGGGAATAGACATCTTCAAAATCATTACCAATACCTCTAGCTTCATTACGTACGCCTTGGAGTGCTTTACCCATATCATCAAGGACTTGTTTAGATTCCTTAATTTTACCGGCAGCACCTTGCATAGCAAGCTCAAAGGTCTTAGTATCTAGACCAGCTTGTTTTAGCTGTTTCAGTAATTCTTGAAATTGTTTATCCATATAGGAATTGCTTTCTTATAAATAGTAAAAAGGTCCGTTATTTGCGGACCTTAGTACTATAAGAAGGTTTTTTTATTGCGGGACCTTTTACTTTAGATTTTCTAGAAGCTTTATCGTATTCTTCTTTTTCTTTCTTATAATGTTCTTCCATCTGATGGAAAGTATATTTTCTTAGCCAGATAGGCATATTATATACTGTATTCCAATCATATCCTCCTTTGCCGTGAAATACTATTTCGTGTATTTGCTTGAATATACTAGGCCTATATTCCGGCGTCAGGCCAAAAAAACCCTACCCCTATCGGGATGTCGACCCCTCCTGATGGTCCGTTGTCTGGATAGAATCTCAGATCTAAATCTGGTTGAAAATCTCTAATATGGTTTCTAAAAGCTCTAGCATCTCTTGCTAAAAATTCAGTATCAACGAAGTTTCTAATCGTTTTAACATCCGTCTGACCATCTACTGACGTAATGACGTATTTCATTCTTGTTGATAGATCTGCTGAACTATCTTTTTTAATCTTTTTAAGACCGTCGATCTCTCTTTGAATATTTTGCTCATCTTCATGAGTTAACATTTTAAAAGTAATAACTCTATTTGTAGCTGGTAAAGTATATTCAAAGTTATTTTTACCTTTTTCAAAAGGAGTATAATCAACTTCTTTATTTTCTAATTTAGATAAATCTACTTGCTGCTTTTCACCACCATATTCAAATTCGTATATCTCACCGTATCCTAGTACTCTAGCTGCTACTAAAATAGCATTCTTATCACATACTAATAGATCTTTATATTGAATAGGAGACACAATAAGTGCCTGAAGTAATTTATCAATAACAATACCTTTTTGTATATAAGCATTATTAGTTAAAATGTCCTCTTCTTTTGCAGTCATATACTTCATTTCTATAGTACCACCTGCTAGAGGACTGTCTTTTGGATATAAAAGACCTTTCGAGGGTAAATCTACAACCTCAGTTGGAATATTGTTAACTTTTTCCATAAATTTTATTTTGTTATAACTTAAGTCTAATAATAAATATACGAAGAATCTTTTTTGAAACCAACTTTTTCTTTTAAAAAAACAAAAAACCCGGAATAAATCCGGGTTCTTTTATATAATGAAGATAAAATTTTAGTAATTCAATACGCAGTAGTCCATCGCGACAGTAATTTCTAGGTCTACTACTTCAGAATTTGACCAGTCATATTGACCAAAGTTACTTGCTTGTAAGAATGCTCCTTTGATTATCCACTCTCCAACTATATCACCTACAGGTCCTAAGATATTTAAAGTTAAATCTTTCTTATAGAAGTCAGAATAACCTGCTCTACCTGTTACTGATTCGTAAGACAATCTAGCCCATTCCATTACAGCTTGTGAACCAGCTGGTGTAATCGGATCATATAGTGTCATACTCATATCTGCCCATTCTCTTTTTCCTCTGATCTTTCTGTAAGTATTAATATGATCTAATTTTACGATTTCATCAGTGAAGTTCGGAGCGGCAACGTTCTTTACCATGAATGCTGGAATGTTGTCCATGTACATGATAAATCTATTCTGTACCTTCGGTTCGAAGGCTCTGAACATTATTTCGTTTGCGTTTAATACTGCCATTTTATCTAATCTTTATTATAAATAGTTCGTTTTACAATTTATGCGTTAAAAGTTGCTCCAGTAGGCTCAATAGTAAAGTCTAGTACTATAAATTCAACTGTTTTAGCTGGCTGAATAAAGATCTGACCTATCAATTGATTTCTGTCGATTACATCTGGAGTGTTATTACTATCATCCATTACTACTCTAAAAGCATATAGACCTTGTCTCTGTACTACTGATTCCAAGAATGGATTTACAGCAGCTAAGAATCTATTTCTTGTAGCGTTAGTATTCTGCTCGAATATTAAGTTCTTAGCTTGATCACCGATGAACTTCTTAAGAGCGATTAATAATCTTCTAACATTTACTCTGTCTAAAGCTGAAGCTTTCTTCTGCAATGTCTTCTGACCAAATACTGCAATACCTTGTCCAGGGAAAGTAGCAATTGGGTTAATATTTGCTGAATATAATTCATCTCTAGATCCTCTAGTAAGTTTTCTCTCTGCTTGAATTACTGTTGGAATACCACCTCTTACTAATCCAGCAGGTGCAAACCAAGGTGCAGTAGCACCATCTGTGAATGCATATACTCCTGGTATTACTACTGAAGCAGGACAGAATTCGTTTTTACCAGTTGAGCTAGCTAGCTGTACCCATGGCCAGTAAGCAGCAGCATATGAACTGTTAATTGCAGAAGCTTCCGTTTTTACGTTAGTAATTGTACCGTTATAAGCATGTAAATCTACTACTGCGATACAATCTCCTCTAGTTTCTGCTAACGAGATTACAGAATCCATTGGAGTTCTATGTGCTGATACACTATAAACAAGTCCTGGTACTGAGATGATGTTAAAGATATACTCATCCATATTACCAAGCATTGCGATAGCATCAGTGTAAGCACTTGCATCTACTCCTTGAGATACTGTTGAAATATTTTTAAAGTAAGTATTTCCACCGTTTACTAAATCTCCTGTTGCTCCGTGGAATGATCCTGAACCTGCTTGAGGTAATGAAGCTGAGTAAGAAGTTCCGTCTGCATCTACATTTACTGATATACCATCGTTAGCTAAATAATCGATAGTTGGTAAGCTTACTGATGCAATTCTAATGTATTTAGATTTGTTAACGTGCTCTCCATTTACTCTTAAGAACGTATCACCGTCTTGAGTAGTTTTAGTTTTAAATTGGTTACCTACTTTCTTCTCGATATAGTTATCAGAATTAGGATCTAATGATAATTTAGTGAAAGTTTCTAATACTACTTTCTGCTTTGTGTTATCATCACCTCTTCTAATTAATAATGAGAATGTTCCGTCGCTGTTATTAACGTTTGCAATCTCCCATCTTAAATTATCTCTTGAACCAGATACTAATGAACCATCTGAATTTTCAGATCCTGCATCACCAGCTCCTGTTGAGTTATTTAATAATGCTCCTTTTGATAAAGTTGCGATTGAGAATGGAATTGAATTTACAACGTCTCCGTCGACTAATGCGTTTAATGTTACTTGACCAGCTGCTTCTAAGTCTCCTGCTGCTAAAGTAATCTCTACTGCAGTTGAACCACCTAATGCTGTTCCAGTACCAATTGTTAGTATCTCACCAGCGCTGTAGCCGTTTCCTGCAGTTACAGTGATTGATGTTACTGCGTTACCACTTACTACAATACTTGCTGATCCTCCTGAACCGTTACCACCAGATAAAGCTACTGTATGTGTACCGTCTATACCATCTGCAGTATTAGTTGTGATTGAGCTTAATAATTCATCAGCTCCTGTTTTTAAGATACCTGATCCTAATACTCCTTCAGCGATATTTAAGACATCACCTACTGCATAACCAGATCCTCCTGCTACTACATCAAAGTTAGTTACAGCTCCACCAGCTACATCTACGTGTGCTGATGCTCCGTTTCCTGAACCACCTGATAATGAAGCAGTATATCCACCAGTTATACCGTTTGAAATATTTGAATTGACACCTAAAGTATCGTTTGCTATTACTAATACACCACTTTCTTTAGAAGCCTCTATTGTGCTGTTATTAGCATGTGTGTAAGATCCGCTAACTACTCTTGTAATTAACGCTGAGTTTCCTCCTTGAGCGAAGTAGTTCTTAACTGATAAAGAAGTTAAGTACTCCTGATTAGTTGAACCAGACTTAAATGTTACTCCAAATACTCTTTGATACTCGCCATAAGATGTAACAAGCGTTGGCTCTTCTACAGGACCTTTTACTGTTGGTCCGATAAAGGCAGCGCCTGCTTCAACTGGTGCAGGTTGGATAAAGGAAATATCATTTTCTCTGGATAATACGCCTGGAGATATTAATGTTTCTGCCATGTTAGTTAAATTTAATATTTGCTATCTTTAATAAATATGTTCAAGCTTTCCAAACCGACCTCGATGTCTTCTGGTATTTGCCTACATATATAAATAGAGAAAGAGGACCTAAAACGTCCTCTTAACCTAAATAAAACTATAAAAAATAAAAAATTTATTTCTTTTGCGGTTCTCTTATCTCTCCTGTATCGAGATCTACTGAAACATCGCCGTATTTAGAAGACAATTCTCTAGCTAATGCTTTATCATCTTCTTGTAAGTTTTTACTGAAATCTAAAGCTATATTTTTTCTATCTATAATCTGAAGTTCAAATTTAGATAAAGCTAATAGTTCAGCATCTAAAGCTTCTGTTCTCTTTCTAATATCATTTACTTTTTCAAACTCTGCTTTAGTAAGTTTTTTAACTTTTTTCTTTGCCATAATAACGGTTATTTAAAATAAATATACGAACTTAATTTATTAATTCCAACTTATTTTGTAGTTTTTTTAAATCTTGTATTTCCGTAATGAATTACTTTTATATCTTTATCTGTTTCGTAAGCTCTCCAAGGATCTATAACTACTGAACCTGCTGGGAATTCATAATCATGATGCTTACCCATATGTCCTAAAAGATAAACTGCTTTGATAGGTTTATCTGGATCGTAAGTAACCTTTTTATCTGAGCCATAAGTTTCACAGTAGTAGCCTGTAAGTATAGAAGAAGAGCCATCTAAATAATCTACATCCGGCTTGTAAGCTTGTCCTAATATTACTATAGGTAAATTTACTTTATCAGATTCATCTACTAATTTTTCAGCTAAATTTTTAGCTTGTACTTCTCTTGCAAGCATAATTGCATCAAATAGATCATATCCTAAATCTAATTTTTCAGCCATATACCTTAAAGCAATATTATCTCTTGGATGACATCCTCCTCCATCTCCCATACCGGCCTTCATATAAGCTTTTCCTAATATTCTATATGTTGATCTTTCTAAAGCTCCTGTTACTACATCAACATTCATATTACCTGATTTTTCAGCAACGTCTTGAATCATATTAACTAAAGCTACTTTTGTAGATATAAACGTATTATAAAATATTTTTATCCCTTCTGCTTCATCCCAAGTACCTACCTCATATCTAGTACCTTCAGTTATAAACGTTCTATAAAAATCTAATAATAACTTAGCATCACCAGTCATAGAACCGTCTTCAGTTCCAATAATAACCATCTCAGGATTAACCATATCCCATTTTACAGTCCCCATTGCAATTAAATAAGGATTATAAATAAAACGAGCGTTATTAATTCTATGTATAAATTCTCTTCTTATAGTACCTGGTAAAACTGTTGATATAAGAACTACTAATTGATCTTTATTAACAAACTTATTTACTTCATCTAATACGTTATTAACTATACTATAATCAAAATCTTTATTTTTTAATCTTGATGTAGGATATCTACCATCGTAGTCTGGGTGATGCGGAGTAGGTACTGCTATAAAGATTAACTCTCTTTCTTTGCATACCTCTTCGATAGTACCAACCATTTTAAAATTTGACGGGTTACGTTCAATAACATCATAACCTAAAACGTCATGCTTTTCCGCCATAACTTCTGCTGCGTCTTGTCCTAATTTACCGACGCCTATGAATCCAATTTTCATAACAAATTATTAAATTTATATTCTGTATATTTTTCGTAAAGTTGCTCGCTTTCATCTAAGGTAGTTCCGAAACACTTTGAAATATTAACTGCATATTCTAATCCGAACTTCGTAACAATTAAATGTATAACCAACATTCTAATATAAATATCTTGTTTTATAGAACCAATTAAATGAAGTATACCTCCAAAATTATAATCTCCTACATTCAATATATCTTCTACATTATTAAATACTATATCATCATAATAGTGTACATTACTTTCTAATCTACGAGGAAAACTATCTCCTTCTGCTGTATCTAAATGAGTAAAGTTTTTCGTAGAATAAACATGCTGATTAGCAGCGACCATACCTTTATATATTTCAGAAAGCTCTAGTAATTCTAAATGTATAAAACCTTGCTCTGGTAAACAGAACCTCATATAGTCTTTATCTAGTATATCTTTCATCCTAAAATAACTCGCTAAAGCATTTGTAGATGCTTTTGCAAATAATTCATAATCATTAACTACTACA